TGGTCCTGCAGCACATTGCCATTGCTGACAGGTGCCGACGGCGTCGCCACTTCAAACAACAGCTTCTCGCCCTTCTCTTTCGTCGGCTCTGCTTTGCCAGCCGCTACCCATTTTTCAGCGACCGCGTCGTCAACGTCATATACCTTACCAACCTCCAGTTTCTGGAAGCTGGCACCGGCAAAGAGGTTTGCTACCAATACCTTTACGAGTGCCATGTTTTTTTCCTTAGCTCGAAGCGTAAACGACAGAGAAATGACCGTTGATGTCCTGCTTAACCATCAGGCCAGCAGCACCCCAGGTGCGCCATACGTAATCGCTGTTGTAGAACTGACGAGGATCCGCAACGGTACCGAACGCCTGGCCGACAATCGGAGCGATGATTCCTGCGCCCAGCGGCACGACCAGAATCTGGTTACCGGTCAGCTCGGCATCTTCTTTGATGTCTTTAATGCCGGAGAGCTTCTTGATCTCTTCCAGCACAATGCGCAGGGAGTTCACGTCAAAATACTGCTCCCAGTTCGACATGATTTCGCTGGAGACATACCAGGTCTGCTCACCGTACTGATAGTTCTGCAGCTTCAGCACGTCGCGCAGCGCGATCGCCTGTGCACGAATGGCCTTCGGATCGGTGCTCGTCGCGAAGTTAAAGGTGAGCGTGATTTGAGCGACGCGCTCGTCAGCACGCAGGCCTTTCCAGGTTTTATCGTCGAACTTGATAAAGTTGCCTGCAGCATCACGAAAGCCGCCCCAGATGTAGTCCACGTACTGGCGACGAACATCATCAACGGAGCCGGACTGGGCGTCTGCCAGTGAGGAGAGCGCCGAGCCTTTATTGAACACCGGGTCACGCCAGTTGAACTTGAAGCCGGAATCGTGGATCGGGACCATCGTTCCGTCGAAGGTGTAGGACTTCGCGTCCAGCGCCGCACCAATCTGGCCGGACATAGACGTATGCGCCCAGCCGCGACCGCCTTTACGGGCGTATTCGTACACGGACTCTTCCAGACGCACCGAGCGTGAGAGCGGCATCAGGTCGTTCAGTAGCGTGAACTCAGTGTTCGGCTCGAACTCAGCCAGGACGGTCTGATCGTAGGCGCGGTACAGGCGACGAATATCGTCAACCGCGTTCACTGCATCCAGTGTCGGGGCGTTGGCAGCATCACCGCGCGCGCGGGTGCGGGCGATGAAATCAGCAACAGCCTGAGCGCTGGCATTACGGGCAAACTGCAATTCCTGAAACTGAGCGGTGTTTGCCTCAAGGTTTCGTGTAGCAGTTGCCTGCTGGGTGGAGAATGCAAACATTCGTTGCTCCTTACTTAATAACTACGCGCAGCAGATCGCCGGCGGTCGCAATGGTGTATGGACGGTCCTCTTCCACGAAGCAGCGAACCGACTCATCGGCAGCAGCGGCTTTCACGCGGCCATTGACGATGGACAGCGGCTGACCTTTGGTGTAGGTTCCGGCCACCGCTGGCACGTTGAAGAAAACGCCTGGAGTCGGATGCATCCCCACCACCCAGTCACCGGCGGCAATGATGTCGTCGACAGTTTTGCAGCGCAGATAGTCGTAGTTCGCGACGTAGAGGATCGCGTCTTCGTCGCCAGCCACTGACGCGGTGAACTGCTTGCTGGTGTTATCGAAGAAGCCAATCGTGCCCGGCGGGGTTGCTGCGGCAGCGGCCCCCTCGCGATGAAGTTGCGGGTTTGCAAAGATGCCGCCCGCGTGAATTACGTGTTTCCCGTCTTTAGCCATTATTTACTCCGGCATTTCGCTGAAAGATTCGTTGTTGTTAGCCTGGCGGAACGCGCCACTAAGACCGGTTGAGGTCTGGCACTGAGCAAACAGGCCATCCAGCGCCGCGCCGTCGAGCGCATTCACGGCCAGATCGTCCAGGCCGAACTTCGCTTTCACAGCAGCGCGCTTTTCGCCTTTCTCTTTGTCAGAGTTGGCATTCAGGCTGTTCACCACGGTGTCGACGCGATCGGCGAGTGCTTTCGCCCAGGCTGGCATCTCTTCACTGTTAGTGGCCTGCTCTTTCGCCTTCTTGTCGTCCGTCTCCTTCTTCTCACGGGCGGCTTTCTCTTCCGGCGTTTCTTCCTTCGTCTCGGCGTTTTCCGCCAGCATCTGGTTGTACGCGTCCATCAACTCGGCATCGGTTTTACCGTCAACCGATTTGCCTTTGGCCTTCAGCGCATTGACGATGAGATCTTTCATCGGGTCTGTTTCCTTCTGGGTTGAGTCGCTGTTGGCGCTGAAAAACGCCTTAAGCTGGTTGAAAAATGATTTAAATGCGGGGTCTTGCTGGTGCGGGTCGTCGGCGTTGGCAAGATTCATGACCTCGAGTTCCTGCTCATCGCCATCAGCATTAACAAAGATACCGACTCCTTCTGACGGCGTTCCTGCCCCCGGTTCGTCGAGCAGAACAGCCACATGGTCAAACATCATGTTGGTGGCGATCTCGATGTACTTTTTGCCCTTCGATTCGCCATTGGCGGCGATGCCGGAATACAGCAGACCGGTGGAAATGTGGATAGGGTCGACGTTGGTCCCGGCTGCCATCTCATCCAGGCGATTAACGAGGCGCTTACCCTTCTCGCTCGACTCGGCATACTGACGGTCAACGTACATATCACCGCTGACTTTGCCGTCTGCGTGGGTAACGTTCTGGAACCATGCCCCGACGTGATAGTTGTTCACCGCCCGGACATCGCGAGCCGATACATGCTTGCCGTCCACCTTCGGGTGACCCAGCGGCATAGGATTACGCTCGAGCGTGTTGTAGGCCTTCTCGATTTCGGCTGCCGGGTACAACTTCCGGTTCATCACGATATCGTCGACAACAGGCGTAACGCCGCGAACCACGATATGTGGCTTGCCGTCGATAATTTCAGTGGTGATTTTTGAATCGGAGTTGACGACGGTCAGCACGTTAACGCGGTTGCGTTTCATGCTGGGTCCTCATTGGTGGATTTCAGGCAATAAAAAAGGCCGCCAGAGCGACCTTGTTAATCAAAAATGCTTAATATAGGGGGTATAATAAATTGCATCAAAATCAGCTTGGCTCATACTCTCGAATTTATCAATGCAGAAATATAGACTTACATTAGCATCGGTAAATCCAACGATAGCGTTTTGATTGCTTCCCGATTGAATATGGTAAATGAAGGATACGTCGTTGATGCGTCTTGTCGATAAGTCTTCAAGGTATGCGTGAATTTCCTTCTGCTCTCCACTAATTTCAAAGCACTGAGATGGCTTAATCATTTGGCCATTTACCATGAATGATGTGCACCCTGTAGAACAGAACTGATAACTTAGCGCCATAAATCCTCCTTTATGTGATTAAGAAGATTTATCGGCAAATTATTTCGATTGTTTACGTTCTTTTGCCAACTTATCCGCCAGACCTTCATTGAAAATGCTGCCGTCGTCGTTAAGCATCACGGGTATCTGGCTGCAGTAGCAGTTATATCGGTTGCCGCTCTCGGCGTAGAAGTCGCGCACTTCTCCAGTGGTGAAAACCTTGCCATGGCGGCTGGCGTGCCAGCTTCGTGTTGTGGCTTTCAATGCGGACAGCCACAGCAAGCCAGTTTTAAGCCCCAGTCGATCAGCAGCCCAGTCCGTCTCGTTCCATTGCGCCTGGCGCAGCGCGCCGACCTGCTCTGTTTGAGCAATGGACTTGGCCTTCGCCATGGACACGTCGAGGCGCCTGCTGACGATCCCAGCTGTTTCACGCGGGTTAATGCCCCTGCCAATCGAGTCGGCGATGATATTCGCCAAGTCGGCACGTGCTGTGTCGCTAATCCCTTTCCAGTCGCTGTAGGCGCTGATGTACGCACTGGCGATCTGGTTCTGATGCGCTGGGCTGGATAGCAGTTGCGCCAGATTGGTCTGGCTGGCGTACACAGAGGACTGAACAGACAGATTGGTGAAGGCGTTACGGGTACCGCGTTCGAATTCCGCTGCGACGTAGTCCATCGCCCACAGGTTCTGGCTGCCACCAGCAAGGAGCTCATCGTCCAGAATGGCCTGCACCACCTGCAGCAGATCGGACAGCTGCGCCGCCGTCATGTCGTAGATGTAGGTGCCAGCATTGACCTGGTATAGCGACGGCTCTGCGCCTTCGTTATTGCACATCAGCCAGGATTGTTCGCCATTACTTTGGCGCTGCTGACCCGTCAGGCGCTGGTCAAACAGCACCTTCAGGCGGCGCTTAACGTTCAGATACCGGGCCTCGATATCATTGAACATCCGGCTTACCTGCCGCCCTGATTGCGTCGGGTCTGCTTTAT